CTACCACAACATTGTGAGGTGGAAGCATGTTGTTGACGAAATGAACCGACTCACCAGCTGAAATAGTAACTTCTGCTGGATCGAAAACTAGGTTCCCGTTGGAACCCATCTGTACATCTACAGCCCAAGCAGGTGCAGAAAAGAAGAGCGTTGCTAAAAGAGCAAAGAAAAACTTCATGTGTTTGCTGAATATTGATCTTGATAAGTCTTGAGCTTATTAATAAGATCATCATATTGTTCCCACATATACTCTGAACCTGTTTTCTCCTGATAGAGTTTACAGGCATTAATCAGACGATAGATGTCGGTGTCGTTAAGACGCATTTCAGGTTCAAAACTCATAACTAATTATAGGATACTCAATCAATATTCAACAAATTTAACAATGTTTTTACATGTTATGTCAGCAATTCCACGCACGAAGTGACTTATTGATTCTGCTATCAGGATCGCTGGCAGTTTTCTTACTGGTTAACTTCTTTTTCATGCCCTTCATTCGAGCGCAGAAGGATGCCCTACGGGGGTTTCCAACCTTCTTGCTTGGTGCCTTGAGGTCTGATCCAGGATTTTCTCTCTCGTAAGATTTGCGTCCTTTTTCGTTAAGTCCTCCAGACTTTTTCTTTCCTTCCTTTCGGGTCCAGGCTGCTTCGGTGATATCACTACGCAGTTGTTTAAATGATTTCATATTTATTACCCCACGATTGTTACTGGAGAAGCATAGACATAACCAGTGCCAGCGGTTTGGTTTGGTGCCAATCTTATCTGAATAGTTTCTCCACCAGATGCTGGTTGATCAGCATAAGTTGGAACGTTAGGATCTACGAGAGTAGTTTGAGTAGGTTCTTTTCTGATGTAGACAGTCTCGCCAGCAGCAACAATCACGTCATGATAGTTGAAAGTCTCAATATTATTTTGCTGGAAAATACTATATGGTTCTCCAGTCGATGTATTGAGAGCATTGACTCTAACTAATCTGGCACAAACAGGTTTGTCTGAAGCATTGTGAATTTTAACAGTGCTTGCACGGAGAATTTCTTTTCCTCCTAGAACACCTCCTCCGTTACCAGAAGGATATCCTGCATCAATGTCTGAAGCAGAATCTAGTGATGTGATTCTACCAATTGGTGTGACTAGCATTACTCCCCTTCGTCCTCTTTCTTATTTATTTGTTTGAGCATCTTTTGGAGGTCTGCTGTACTACCAACAAATAGATTGTTTGTGGTGTTTTGTGCTGGACCTTTAGTAGGCGCGTCCAGATCCTTCATTTTCTTCTGTAGGTCAATCAGTTTGTCAGTGGTGTCTGCAACCTGCTTCATGGCGTTCACAGCGACTTCATACGCTCTTGGGTGCCCTGACTCCTGTGCGACCTCTAACGCCCCGTTGAGCGCCTCCTGACCCTTGTCAATGAGGTTGTACAACTGTGCTCTAGAATATTCGTAGTCTTTATCCTGATGAGACTGCTCTTTCTTTTCTGGAACTGGTTTGGATGGTTGTGATGCTTCGATCGCAACCTCTTCAGATTCAACTTCGATATCAAAGATATCTTCCATGTTCTTTTCAAATTCGTTCATAACAATTCGATGCCCTCATTAAATCCAAAGTCGTCTGTACTGATGACCAATGCATCATCTGCTGCATCGATAACACCATCCTGATTTTTGTCTTCCAGTGCCTTGGGTGTGAACGTAAGTTTTGTATTTCTGTTTGCTGGAGAATCGTTCTTGTCTCCAATTGATTCGTATACGGTTGCCTTTTTGATAACACCAGACTTGGTGAAAGGACCGTAGATGTAAGATCTAGCAGTGAAGTTGAGAGTCCATACGATACTTCTTCTGTCCAGGAAGTCTCCGTCCCAGTCATCTTCGTAGTTGATGCCGTTTAGATTGATAGTAATATCTTTCTTCTCTCCCATGTCTGGGATCATGTTCAACGTAATGTTGAAATTTGGTTGGAAGTACGGAAGTATTTGCTCAAGAATCTGTAGTCCGTCGTCTTGTGACTTGGCGATGATGCCAAGCTCGAACTCCATGTTATAGGGTACTGGCACGTATTGGACCGAGAGAGATTCTCCGTCTGAATCAATAGTTTTCTTAAGACGCTGGGTAGGAGCGATTTTTCTTGTGGTGTCATAACTTATACTAGTCATCTCAAAGTAGAGACGAGGCAGTGTGATTGCTACTTTCTTATCAACGTCTGGATTCTGTTCCAGTCTTGCTAGAAACTTTCCTTTAGGACCATAGGCAAGAGGAACCTTCTCTGCTTCTAGAACAGTTCCAGTAGAAGGATCTTTCTTCCTAATTTCAATGTTGTTGAATAGTGTACCGAAACCGATTACTGTTTTCCTAATCGCTTCGTTATAAAAATGTGGTCCTAGCATCAGAATTCACCAGTAACGTTGCCATACTCTCCAAATGGATTCACTTCGGTAAAGTCAAGTAGATCATTAGCCGTAGTCTCAATGTATTTATTATCAGCGTACTGAACGTTTTCTAGTGTTAGATTATCTACGGTAACGCTGTCTTGTACTGTGCCACTTTCTGCACCAGTGATTGTTTCTCCTGGTGTGAAGTTGCCAGTTCTGTTGATCAGTTTCAACTCATGATTGTCTCTGTCCCAGAAAGATACTTCTGCTGTGGTTCCTGTCGTGCCGCCAGTCACAGTCTCTCCTAGAGAGTAATGAGTGGTAGCTTCAGGATCCATTGCAATAGTAATAGAAGGTGCAAAGACTTCTTCAATGACATCAATCTCTTCGATACCTGTCTCGAACTCGTCGTTACCAAGTTCGTAGATCTCGGCAGTCATCGTATAGATGTAGTTCTTACCTAGCTGATAGAAAGGTGCTTCTCTTTCTACAAACTTGATCTCATATAGATCTTGAGTAAGTGGTAGATAGATTAAGTCTCCCTCGTTAGGTCTGCCATCTACAGTAGTGATGTCAGCAAACTCTTGGAATACCTGACTCCATCTATTCTGTGATACCACCATGGTAATCTCATCGGTGATACGTAGACCAAACTTACTAATGAATTCAGATGGTGATCCAAATCCCTCAACATTGATCAGTAGCATCTCGATCATGTATTGAGTTGTAAACTCTGAATACAAGACATCGTTGAGTGCTACATCTTTAATCATCTTCCTTGGAAGATAGTAGACATCGCTGCCGAACAATTTGATCTGCTCATCCACTAAACTTTGGATAAGGTTCTGCTCGGTGTTAACACCACCATGTTGCGGGAAGTAGATACTTTTCATCCGATCATATCCATTGGGGGAAGTTCATAGTAGGTTGCACTCTTCTCCATGAGAACATCGATCTCTTTCTGTGCATCCTCAAACAACTGTCTGCCGTTTAGTGATACGCCACCAGGCAGTTGTACGTTGTTAAACTTGATTAGGTTCTGACCCCACTGTCTCTTGATCAGTGCAGTTAGATACTGCTTGACAAAACTATCGTTGTAGACTTGAGTGAAGTCATCAGGATTCAAGAAACGATAGCACTCGATTAGGAGGAAGTTACCTTCTACCATTCTGTGCTTATCGATATCAATGAATAGTCTGTCCTGTCTCTGATTAAACCTAAACTGTACCAGAGATCCAGTCTGAACAATCATGTCAAGCGTTTCAAAATACTGCTTGATCATGTAGTAGTTCGTCATGTCGAAGTTACCAAAAGCAAATCCTGACGAGAAGGAAAAGATATCCATCAGGAAATACTGGTTGTTCATACCAAAGAGATTGTTCCTCGCAAAGTTAGAGGAGATACCCATAACTTTGGAGATGCCAACTACATGCTCTGGCACTTCAATAAAGTTCTTTCTGCTAATCCAGGTAGCAGCATCAGGAGCTGGTGTTGATGACGTTTCATCTGCGCCATCAAATCTCGTTACATCATCTGCTGTAATCTCATGCTTGAGATACATCTTCTCGACACCATCCATGTGTCGCTCACGGTAGTATTGAAAAGCGTCGTCAATCAGGTCATCCAGTTGATCGTCATCTACGTTGATTTCGAGAACTGGATGACCGAGACGCCTCAAACAATACTCCTTGAGTTCTTGTCTACTAGAGGGTTCTGCCATGTGTGCTCCTTATGCCTGTGCTTCAGACCAGCGAACGTTAATCGTTGCGTTAATTGCGCTACCAGAAGTTAGGTATGCGTTAATCGCCAGTACGTCTGGACCGTTGGGGAATGTACCTCTACCACCAATTGGGGTGTTAGTAAGTTCCTTCAGTTCAGAAAGATCGATAGTGTCTCTGTTACCAGGTGCTGCCGTGAAAGCGAAGACCTGCTCTCCAGGAGTTGCTGCACCAGTCAGAGGCTGGAATGTGTAAGTTGT